CCCCTGCCGAGCTACACTCATCAATTCTCGGCAAAAAATTGATGAGGGAATTAAAATTAAATTTAAATTAAATGTTAAATACAAATTTCATTAATATAAAATAAATAAATAGAGTAGGAATAATTCAAATCCTACAATGCAAATAAAAAATACAAAATCCAAACTTTGCTATTTGGAATTATAAAAGCACACTAATTGTGCCAAACTAATTAAGTACTGCTATAATAACATGCCCTAATAGTGTACAATCCTGGCGATGTTGGGCTGGACGATACAGTGCTAAAAGGTAATTTAGAAGTAGACAAATTCCAGGAAGGTGTCAATTGATAACTTAATTGATTAGGTGGAGATCCACTGGTTATAGCTGGTAAAATAACAGGTGGAGCAGCTACTTGATATCCAAACCTTCCTTCGTCTGTTGTTGCAGCATAAATTTCAATAGATATATCGTCTAAATAAGGAGCTGAAACATTTGTTATATTTACAGGAGAAGCAACCTTAAGAACAATAGTACCCATCTCGTGAGTAGAAATCTTTAATACGTTGGGTGAATCTGTGCAACCCCACTTTGTATAGTCACCTACAAATCTATAAGGTGACATGTAAGGTATTGTAAACTCTGTAATACTAGTGGCCATGGCTATACCCACGCCAGCTTGCTCTGCTTTCATGCGAAATCCTGGCATATGGTTAATATAATTAGGCCTTTCTGTTGAAACTGTTTGCACTGAATAAAAAGGTGAGTAAGCGGCTGTTGGAGCTAATCTTGCTGGAAAGTTAAACATCTGTGAAATAGGATCATACAAAGGGTTGGTGTTCGGTGGTAACGCATCTGTACCCTCCCAAAATGTATTTGATCGGTTTATAGCATAAGATGGTGGAACGTACCACACTTCAGAAATGGTCGAACCATTTATTAAAGCTTTCACTTTCAAACCACCCGAATATCCTAAAAATAACCTAGATAATAAAGATAAAGTTGATATGTTATGAGCATAATCTGCCGCCGAAGCAACCACGGTAGGATCAAGTCCTAACAACTGCGCAACAGAAAACTCAAATGTACCATTCGCTGCAACAAATTCATTTTGCGTAATTTTACTAGCAAAAACTTTATGCAACCGCCTAGTATAATCTCTAATTGATTTAATAGGTCTCAAATCATACATAGTATCAGTATCGTTAACCTCACCAGAATTAGTAATATCCTTTTGATCACTAACATCAACCGTAACTGCAGCTTGAGCTAAAAACGTCATAGGAGATTTAAGATTTATCTCATCATCACTATCCGCTCTTTCTTCTCCTACATTAAAAGTAATAGGACTACCAACGTAACCATCAACTGTAATAAGAGGCTGAACTGCATAACCAAAGAAATCAAAATCATCATCACAAGTTAAATAAACGTTAAAATTGACTGTCTTTGGAACCGAGCCGTTAGCAACTAAAGGTTGATACAAATATATATAATACATTCCATGCTCAAGAGCATTAAAAATAAAATCACTAGAACAAGGTAATTGATTTAACGGACTACAAAAAGGTAATTCAATGGTTTGAATCTGCCCACCGGCTGAAAATTCTAAAGTCTCAGTAAGCAAGTTTGTTACGGACGCGTAATTAGGTGTAGCAGATGCCATATTTGTATCTGGTGAATAATCTCTAGCAACAACTAATCTACAGTAATGAAAATTGGACATAACTGCTTGTATATGTAACTTCATGCCTCCTTTCCAATACTTAGATAGTAAAGCTAAAGTTTGAATCATATTAGTATGACTGTTAGAATATTGATTATTACCTGCATAATCTTTGTAAAAACCATCATTTACTTCCTGTATAGGAGTTATAGGTCTGCTCCATAATAACTTGCCTGATACATCATTGGTATTAACATCAAATGAACCAATGTATTGTGGTTTCTTCAAAATATAAGCTAAAGACATTTCATCTATATTAGTATCAAATGTATAATCATTTGTTATGTGTGTAAAAGTAGAATACGGATCTAATTTCTCAAAATAGCTAGGGGTATCAACCAAATTGAGATTTTGTCTATATTGAACAGCTGTTCTTGACTGTAATTGAGCATATTCCGGATTATGCAATCCGGTCCATTGTTTAATTCCTGACCTCAATGTATCGTACAAATCAGAAGTAAATCTTCGGCCGACGGAAAAAATACCGTCTATAGCTCTAGTGGCAGAAGACTTTAAGGAATCAATCAAACCTTGACCCACAAAAGGGGTCCACTCAACATCAACATGAGGCACATAAAACTCTAAATCAGTAAACATAAAATGTACTGAAACTGACAAAGTAGTAGAACCCGAAGAAGGCACTCCTAATGGATTCCAAACTTGCATTACTAATCTGGCATAATCATCAGATTGAGTGGCTGGAGATACCGTAGTTCCAAGTAAATCAATCGCAGCTAATTTACCCTGAACATAAAAGGGAATCTCTATAGTTCCTGGAGTAGCCTCATTGGCTAACAAAAAAGTATGTGGACAACACATTAAAGTGTTTCTTATAAATTCGGGTTTAGTATAATTAGGAAAACCAGCAGGCAAAGCTGACACTATTAAACAGCCTTGATGCATAGGCGTTCCTGAAGTTTGAACTATGGCTTTAATTTTAGCCCTATAATAAACTGATGCTTTAAATGGAATCTTGGCTAACTCGTTTATAAGTATGTCTCCTGGAATGTTAATAGATGACAACTGAGTGTCAACTACATCGGTGACATCCCACCTAATGTTTCTTACGAAATATGGTTTATTTAAAATTCTTGAATAATCCATTTCCAATTGCATAGGCAAATTATCCATTCTCGGCTTGTAATCATATAATACGGGAGGTTCGACTACAGTCTTACTCCTCACGCTTGAATAAAAATTTGATGCGGTTTCAGAAACCGCTTGTTGACTTTCGTCATTTGAACTAATTGTGTTATCGTTTGTGATTGTGTTTTAATAGAAATGCAGTACAATCAAACGCATTTACTATACATACGATGTCTCGGGTATTTCAAACTTTACTATACATAGCTAGTACTACCAATACTATTAAAACTCGATAATAATAAAATTGACGCAATTAAAATAAATTATATACAATTTTAATTGCGATTTATATTTACAATTATAAAATAAAATATTTTCATAACTTAAACGTACAGATCCATAAAATTATCTAACATACATTCCGGATCTGTATAAACGGAATATAAGTAACTACTAGAATAAATTTTACACTTAAAACAAGGAAAATTTCTTAACCTATTTTTAAGATCATCTAATAACATCTCTCTGTCAGGATGCAAATAAATTTCTCTCTGAAAGCAACCAACCTTTCCATCCATAACCACTTCTAAATCTTTGGACGCATCCACAAAGGATAATCCTGAACACAACGTTCGTAAGTCTAATGGACAAACGATCTTGTTCAAAATATTGTGATATCTGAATGTCCTCTTTAAAAACGAAATTTCATCTAAATGTTCAAACGGCTCAACTATTATTCCCTTACTGGCTGTAGTTAAATTCATTCCCACGCTTCGGAAAAAATCTCTTAATGTAATCGCATTCAAAAACTCGGGGTACTTATTAACTCCATTGACTTTATCATCACCATAAACATAATCGATGACAATCTCCCAAAAACTTTTAACAGTAGGTGTTATACCATTTCTCCTGCACTCTCTATGAAACCACATGGCAGTATAAAACTTATTTACAATACTGTTAAAAATAGCTGTCAAAAAGCTACCCGAAGGCATAGAATGCGTTGTTAAATAAAAATCATCCTGTATTGCTACTAGTGAATGAACCAATGTTTCTAACAAAAATCTAACCATTTCCTTATCACCTTTAAACATTCCGACAATTTCATCTGTGGCCGCTCTCTGCACTTGACTAACCATATTTCCATCCCAATTTTGCACATCTCCTGCAAAAACGCCAATCGCTTTCTTTAATTTATCGTACATATCGGGCCACTCTTGAAAAGGATTCATGCCCACCATGATCTGATTAAAATCTCTAGTTGAGATGATATGAGCAACCAACTCACCAAAATATTTCTTCATTAAAATTTGTTGATGAATAGTGCCCACTCTAAAACTACGAGGGACACCCTTCTTTTCTTCATTTCTCAACTCATCCTTCAAAGATTCTACCCAAACAAAAGAATCCCATTTGGGTTCTCCATCACGAATAGATTGTTCTATTTCTTCAATCTCCTGCCTACAACGAGGTGTTAATTCACCTAACTCAAAATCAACATAAGTTTCTTTGTTCTTATCACAATCAAAACCATTTGACGATTTCTTGTTTAAACCAGCAAGCAATTCATTTCCTTTAACAATTTCTTTCTCTGTAATAACATCAAAAGGGCTAAGGATGCTTCGAACGACTAATCTACCAAACTCTATCTCATCCTCTGGAACGTAAGCTACCGGAGTAAAAGACTTCTTGGC